TAGATCAGTTGGGCTGATCTCTCCGCGGAAACCACCGCCTTGGTCACGAGGTGTGAACTCCAGATACTTGGTGGTCTGGTAGCAAGGAATAATCGTTACGCCGTCATCGCCCTTCCAGACTTCGCCCGTCACAGTGTTGAACATATCTCCCTGCTCCGCACCTTCGATGTACTCAGGCTTCTTCTTGCCAAGCTGTGGGGACAACGCTTGTAGTGCCCGAACAAACGGGATCTGCATTTCATCTGCGCCAAAGGCAGCGCCCTCGCCTGCAAATTCTAGGATGTCGTCCATGATGTCTGTGCTTAACTCTGCATTTTTTTTTGTTGCTACTTGATTAGCCATTGTTCTTTGCCTTTCTAATCGCATCGTCTTGACGCTTCATGTCCGCTTCAATCGCATCGTCTTCGATGGACTGTTGGATCAAGTGGAAATCTTCAATCGTTTCCTCAAAAGTCATGGCCTCTTGCCGGAACTTTTCCTGTATGAAGTTAATCGGTCCATCATCCAATGGATCAAGTATGCTATCCATCTCTTTGAGTTGGTCTTGTTTAGTAATGCCCATCACGCTTTCCTCTTAATTACTGCTGTGTTTGATATGAATGCCCCGAACAGGTCGAGGTCGATTGGTTTGCCGTCAGTGATGCGCTCTTTAACGAACGCCTTCAGTGTTGACGGATGAACGTGGGTCTTGGTCTTCGGATCGAAACCCTTGTCACGCAAGATGCCGATAACATCTCCCGCCACGTTGTCTTCTCCCTTGCCAAACGAACAGGTCACATCGTTCTTGATGATGTCGTCCAGCCCATTGGACCGGAGCCACTCGAACGCTTGGTCCTTGTTGGCAACAGGAATGCTTGCCGCAACAATCATCCTACGCTCCACGGTCACGCCGTCTACATCTAGACGCTCGACCCCCATCTCATCCATCAATGCTGGGATGTTCTCCACCGAAAGCCTGTGCTTCTCTTGCTTTAAAGTTTTCAGGTGTGTCTCCGCATCCTCGATGTCTTGCTCTACAGTGCGGAGGTTTCGGACCAGTTGGCTTAGTTGCTTCCCTGTTCCTGTGTCAACTCGACTGACCGCGTCAGCCTCATCGAAGATGTCTTCAAATATGTCGCTCATAAAGTTTTTCCTCTTCAGGGTTGATTTGTCTGGTAGCCTCATGCTATCCGTGTAAAGACATTAGTGGAGGTATGTGATGACTGTCAACTACAAATATAAATTAAAACCATTCGACCACCAGAAAGATTCTCTGAAGTGCGGTTGGGACCGCACCGAGTTCGGTTACTTCATGGAGATGGGAACAGGCAAGTCTAAAGTTCTGATCGACAACATGGGTATGTTGTTCCTGGCTGGCAAAATAAACTTTGCTTTAGTCATCGCACCAAAGGGTGTGTACCGTAACTGGGTAGCCAAAGAAATCCCCGAGCACATGTCTGATGACGTGCCGCACCGTGTGATTCGCTGGGTCAGTGGACCTAACAAGAAACAAAAGGAAGAGATGCGATCGGTCCAAGATAACTTCGCTGGGCTGACAATCTTCGTGATGAACGTCGAAGCTTTCTCCTCGCTCAAGGGGCAGAAGGCTGGAGAATGGATGGCTCGTGCGCTTGGCGATTATGGTATGATAGCCATCGACGAATCAACTACGATCAAAAACCACAAGGCCAAACGCACTAAATCTTTAATGAAGATCGCGGCGCAGTTCAAGTACAGAAGACTGTTGACAGGGTCTCCCGTTACAAAAAGTCCGATGGATATCTTTGCACAGACAGAGTTCCTACGTCCAGGTCTCTTGGGTTACGAATCCTACTACGCTTTCCAAGGTCGGTACGCTGTCACGCAGCGCAGATCGATGGGAGCACAGGCATTCCAACAGATCGTGGGGTACAAGAACCTCGATGAACTGACTGCGAACATTGATCGTTTCTCTTTCCGAGTGCTGAAGAAGGACTGCCTTGATCTTCCAGAGAAAATATACACCGTGCGCTACGTCACGCTGACAGATGAACAGGCCAAGATGTACAGCTTGCTGCAACAACAGGCCATGCTCCTGTTCGATGACGGGGAGATGGTGTCAGCCCCAGCAGTAATCACGCAGATGCTACGCATCCAGCAGGTAATGTCAGGGCACCTCAAGACAGACGATGGGGAGATGAAGTACTTCCCGTCCCGTAGGATGGATGCGCTCGAGGAAATCACAGAGGAACACCAGGGCAAAGCAATCATCTGGTCACGGTTTCGGTATGACATCATCCAGATCACCGAGATGCTGAACAAAAAGTACGGCAAAGGCAGCGCCGCTGCATACTTCGGGGACACATCAGATGATGACCGTGCCACCGCTGTGCTAAACTTCCAGAACCCTAACCACCCGCTACGTTTCTTCGTTGGTAATCCAGCCACCGCAGGCTATGGTCTGACTTTGACCGAGGCTAACCTCGTGGTATACTATGCCAACGACTTTAATCTGGAGACGCGCATCCAATCAGAGGACCGTGCCCACCGGATAGGACAGAGAAACAACGTGACCTATGTAGACTTGATCTCGGAAGGCACACTGGACGAAAAGATCGTCGAGTCCTTGCGCAACAAGATCAACATCGGAGCAAAAGTATTAGGGGAGCAAGCAAGAGAATGGCTGACTTTGACGCCGAGAAAGTAACCAAGATCATGGAGGAGCGGGCCACTGGCTACGCTTCTCGTGACACCGCAGCGAAAGAACTCATGGAACTGACAGGCCTAGACTACGATGTAGCCAAAGCTTTCTGCTCCAACCTCAAGCGAAGGGGATCCGCAGGGATTGCCGAGGTTCGGGGGTACAAGAAGGGTGCGTTCCCAGCCAAGAAAAAGACCCCCTAGTCTGGAGACAGGGGGCCAAGGTGACAGGAAGAGCAGTGTCTAAACAATAGACGGCTGTATTTCTTTTTGCAACGATCTTTCTGCAACCTCTTTGCGTATCAGAACCGATAGTTGTCGGGCCATGGACCGCTGATCGGCACGAGATATCTCGAGCAGCAGCTCATGGTCCTCTTTTAACAAGCCAATGTTCTTAAACTTCTGTTTGTCTTCGTCGTCTAACTTCTGCCGTGCCATGTGGGCCCCCTAGTACAAGAGTAATTGTTGTCCGCTTATACTCCACATGGTTGCGCAGTGCAAGCGTTAGCGAAATTGGTCCGCATTACGGGCCCAAAGGCAGAATGTCGCCCGCTCCTGGACAGGTCCACCGTGGACATCGGCCTTTGCAATCAGCGACTTGTTGAACAGGCGAAGGCATGAGTTGCCCACGGTCTTTGTGTCAGCGTCCACTGCATCTGCAAGGTCGGAGCTCGTCCAGTAGGACACCTCTTCGTCCCGCAACAGGTGCAAAATCTCCTGATCTAACTCCGCAGCGGATCGCACCTTGGGGTGCTCGACCTCTGGTAGCACCTCCTCTTGTCCTTGCTGCTTTTCCGCGGATACTCGGATCGCCCGCCATGGTGTCTCGGCTCTCTTGTCCTCGTAGTTCGCGATGGTATGGGCCTCGACGATATCCCCAACATCCAGCGATACCCGTTCCACAAGACGCTGGTTGAAAAACACCGTATCCCCTGACTCGTTCGATCCGAACGCACTGCCCGTGTAGGTCAGGCCCTCGATCATCACCCGCATTTTGTTTGTCTCAAATGATCTGTTCATTTCCATAGTTTTATTCTCCATTTGTGCTTGCTACTTCTTCCGCGGTCCTCGGTAATCCATACCGTTTCTTCGTGTCGCTGACCGCCTGTTGAGTGATGCCCAAAATCTCTGCTATGTCTCTGTAAAGCATGCTCTTGTTCATCAGGTTGTTTATGATCTCCGCTTGGGCCGACAACTTTAGCTTCTTTCTCTGCATTAGATCTGCATCGTCCGCATCCCGTGGCTGGCGTTTCTTAGGTTCCGCCGCCATCGGGTTGAACTTCCGGTCAATCAATAACTGCTTGAGCCAAAGCTCTCGGTAATATTCCTCGTATCGAATGCGCAGTTCCTCGGTCATATGTTCCTCCCTTCTTTTCTCAACTTACTTGTAAAGTCTTTGAGCTCCCAGGTTGCCTCGCGTAGTTCGTTTGCTATCGATGGACGGGCATCCCTTCGATAGCGTTCGTCCTGGAGCCGATCTACTTGCTGGCGAAGGTGCCGTAGTATGGTCTCTTCTGAGGGTGATAGTAGTATCACTTCACAACCTCCCACACATTCTCTTCTGACTGACCTGACGGGACTGTGGTTCCCGTAGCGCGAATCAAATGTCTATTATGAAGAATGGATAAGTTCGTCCGGACAATCGATAGCTTGATACCAGAGCGAGCCGATACCTGACGCGCGGACCCCCGACCTTGAGCCAGTTCCGACAGAACTTGCTCCGGACGTTTCAACCTACTGTTGGACTTGAAATTGCCAAACATCTTGTTCCAAAATTCTCTAATCATCTTTTTTCTCCTTTGTTTCCCACGGTGACTTCGGCAGCGTAGGTGGTTTGGTTATGCGGCTCCGGTTCGATATCGCTACAGCAACAGCAATCCGGTGCTTGGTGATCGGGGAAAGGGGTGGATGGGAAGGATTGAACTTACTCCAAACAGCCTTCACCACAAATCTCCAAATACCTTAGAAAATACTTCGTCTAGTATATCGTCCATCTGTTTATTTGTCATCTTGGTCCTCCCTCCATAAATCAAACTGATACGGGTGCGTCACCGTCTCCCGCTGCGCGTCCATAATAAAAACCTCCTCGCTGGGAATGCCCTCTCGTTTCGATATCTCTGCTTTCGCCAAACCCTTCGCTTCAACCCCGTGCCTCGCATCAACCCAAACAGTGCGCGAAACAACGAACTCACAGATCACCTCATACGTTGCCATCTTCATCCTCCAACGCGATCTCCCCGCTCCCGTCACAGGCCTCACAATGCCGCATCTCTTCATACGGCTCACCAATATCTCGGCTGGATGACTGAGGCTTGAAGACCTCAACAGACTCTAACCCTTCGCCATCGCATACCGGACATGGGCCCGTGCTATTCATTTCCTGTAGCTCCATCAGCCACGCTTTTACCTTACCCATTATGTGTTCCTTTTATCCATTGTATGTCCCGAACTAATTCGGTTTTCTCTTTGGTTACTTGCTCTAATTTCTGCGTCAAACGCGCAATCTCTGTGCGCTGCTTGGCTATCTTGCTCCTTAGTTGAGCCGTGACCGTGTCCTTCATGAACTAGGTCTCGCCTTCGGGCGCATCGTGTAGCTCGAAGCTATATCAGTCGATTTGCACTGGGCCATGCTGTCACGGTACTCGGCGTAGATCGTAGGATATATCTCGTCCATCGCATTGGCGCAGGTAGACTGATCTCGAAACAAAAACTCCGATACAAAAGTTTGATCATCAATCGTGTATGTCAACACAAGCATGTGCCAGAATATCATTGTTCATCCTCCTTGTTTAATCGCTGAAAAGGTCTAAGCCTTTGCTTGTTAAAGCCTCCTTGGTTTCCCAAGTGTGGTCCGTTCGGTAGTGCAGCTTCGTAGCGCAGCCCTTCATCTTCCGCAGGGCCTTGCACTCTATCTGACGAGCCCTCTCCCTCGTAACTCCCATTGCTTTAGATGTCTCGTCTAAAGACTGATGCAGTGCGAAACGTAGAGATATGCAACGGCGCTCTCTTGGTGTTAATCCTCTGGATAAATCTGAGATCGCACTAAATTGGGACAGAGTTTTCTCGGAGGACCCGTCTTGAATTATTCTCTTAACGCTGTCCAAACCAACTTCCATTTCAGATGACGATTTTAATAACTGTAACTCACGAAGGTGCTCGGGCCATAACTCCTCTGGCTCCTTGCCAACCATCGCCGCAACATCCAAAGCTAAATCTGTCCACCCCTTGCGGTTAAATGGCTTTAACTTCATCCTAACAAGAGCCCCTAGCTGAGACTTACCTCTGACTAACTGACGAGATAAATCAGAAACCGAATCATACTTAGCCCTGATCGCCATCAATAACCTGCCGTTGCGTACCGACACCTTAATGTTGAAATCTTTGTCCCCTTTCATTGTTCATCCTCCTCGAATATTGAATTACCCAGTTCTTCTGGGACTTCTACTGTTACTGATCTATAGTCGCACTTGGCGCACTTCCTCTTGCGCCGTATGGTTTGGAACCCGTACTTGCTGTGCGGTCTGCTGTCCCATGTTATTAACTTGTGATTGCAATCAGGGCAGTGGGATACGCTGTTCACAAGCACTTGTCCTTCCATGCCGCATGAGCATTGACACCCATGTTGTGAATAAGCTCCCAACGTAGGTCCTCGACACCCACATCGCAGAACACATCGACATCAGGGTTCATCTTGATGTCCTCCTCAATCTTCTTGGAAATCTCATCCAGCTTTTCCACAATGTGGTGCATGCATACCGTGTTAGCCATCACGCATCCTCCTCTTCTGGTTGCCAACACTTATCCTCGCCGTACTGATACGCACCCGCAAAGTTCATACCCTCATCCTCGTATTCAGCCAGAACCTCAATGCCCATCGCATGAAGACGATCCCAGACAGGAACAGGCGGTGCCCATGCCGTCCAACACTTGAACGAGAACCACGCAACCTTCTGGTCATCCGTATACGCAAGACCATCATGATCAATCTCAGCCTCGCAGACATCCCATTTCGTACCCCAGTTCTTGTGCCGCCACTCATACCATTCAGGCATCATCTGATCCGGCTGCGGCTCCTTGGCCCACATCTCAAACGGCATGGGCGCAATCGTGCTGCAAAACTCTGGCTCCGACTTCGACAGCGCAGCATGTAAGTGCTGGATCAAATGGGTCGGTCCTTGAAGGTATACACGTTGATAACAGTGATTAGGCATTAGTTGTATCCTTGTCTGGTTTAATTAAGACTTGCGTGTTACATGTATGTTATTGCAGCACGGTCCACGGGTCAAGTGATTTGTTCCGCGGTCCACGGTCCAGAGTACGCTGAGTTCCCTATAGGGGTATTCTCCAGAAAAAAAGAAAAAAAGTTTTAATCCATTTAAAATAAACGTACTCGACGTACTAAGCGTACTCAGTGACAAAGTTATTTAGTAGTATCAACTCTCTAAGTAGCCCATGGATTATTACAAAGTGAGTACGTTGAGTACGTTTCTCTGGTGAAAACCCCTATATAGGAAAGATTGCCTCTGAATTAAACTTGTTATAACATGCATCTAAACAACAAACGGGGCAACAATGGTATCTCTTGCAAAAAAGATCGAAGAGGAACACGGCAGAACTCTGACCAACAGGCAGAGAACCTTCGCGAGGTTCATTGTCGAAGGCATATACAACAACGCTGAGTGCGCTCGGAAGGCTGGGTATGCCCCCGACTTAGCTAAAAGTCAGGCGTCCATCTTGTTGAATGGTCGGGACTACCCACACGTTTTGGAATACATCACCGAACTGCGTGAGGAGCGGGAGCGTAGGTATGCGGTGTCTACTATCGGTCAGCTAGAGAGGCTGCACAAACTCTCGTTAGGTGCGGAAGATGCTGGTCAGTTTTCTGCTGCCATCAACGCGGAGAAAATTCGCTCTGCTTTGGGTGGTCTGACAATCGACAGGCGCGAAACCATCAACACCATCGATCAACTGTCTCGGGATGAGATCACCGCTCGTCTCACGATGTTGCAAAAGGCTTACCCACAAGCGTTCGTGATCGAAGGCACAGCAAAGGATATCACCCCAGATGAGCAAGGGACCAGAGGCGAACTTTTGGAACACGTTAAGGTCGAACCTACCGAAGAAGTGCTTCGCGACAAGGATTGAGAACAAGCACGGGGGCGGTGTTCCGGACGTTCATCTAGTGTGGGATGGTCTTCCTTGCTGGATGGAATTGAAAGTATCCAAAACAAACCAAGTAAAACTCTCGCCTCATCAGGTCGCGTGGAATACAGCATACTGGGTACGAGGTGGGGCAAATTTCATCTTGGTAAAGAGGTCCGTTGAGCGTGATCTACTTTTATTTGATGGGGGTTCTGGGTCCACGTTACTTGCATCTGGCATCTCGGGCACCGAACATGCACGGTTTGATGGCCCTGCGGCCTTGTTCTGCGCCCTGCGGCCTCGTTTAGAGGCTATATACTCTGCGGCTCTGCGCCCTGCGTCTTAACTCTGCGGCCCTGCGGCCTTGTTTTCTGGGGGAGTTTCCCCCGATGGTCGGTCGACAAAGAAAAGGACCATGAGCCGTGGCCCATGGTCCTATGATCTAGTGCTCCACTATTGCGATTGATTTACCTAGGCTCGAGCCCTTGCAAAGTTTGCAGGCTGTGCATTGTACGCGCCGCCCTGCCTCTTTTGATGCGGGGCATAGCGCCTCGTTTGCCTTGTCCAGGTCTCCAAGGTCCGCGATCACTCGGAAGGTGCGCCGCCCTGCTTTCCAATGCGCTATTGCTTGGGCGCGAT